CGTAAACGGCAATATACAGCCTATTAAGGCTAATAGCCCTAAGTATAGGATAGACGGCTTAGCGAGCCTATTAGACGCCTACGTAGGGCTTATAGACCACTATAACGAGTATATGAACACACTATAGAAAGAGAGGGCCTAGAAATGGCTAAAAAAATCTATTTTAAGAAAGACAAGAAAGCACAGATATATAAGAAAGTACCAGGCCAGGTAGACGAGTACGGCGACAGACGAGACGCTTATAGACCTGTAGCACCTGCGCCGCTGTGGTGTTATGCTAAACAGCTTAGCGAGCAGCAGAAGTTTATAGCGCAAAGTATGAGCATAGACGAGACTAGGCTTTTTGTATTCAACTATCGAAACGACGTAGCGGTTTACGATAAGGTACTTTATAAGGGCCTGTGGTATGAGGTAACTAGAGTAGATACCTTAGAGGACTATAACGGCGAGCTTTTCGTATATGTGGACGACTGCCCTAGAGGTAGCAAGCCAGACGACGACGAGCTTTTACCTTACGAAGAGCCTAGCAACAATGAGACCACAGAAGAAGAGAGTAGCGGCAGCGGTACTATTATCGGTACGGACGAGTACGGCGACCCTATTTACGGCTAAGTAAACATGAAACCACAGAAATAAAGGGCGGCTTCCTGGCTACCCTCTATTTTTTTGCTTATTTATAACACTTAGTAACCTTAGTAATATCGGTAACACTATATTATTGTATAATTAAGTATTGACAAGGTAAATTATAAGTAGTATATTTGACATAAGCTAGTAATATAGCTAGCGGAAAATAGAAAATAGAAAGCGAGGTAGTAACATGGATAACACTAATAACAAAGTAGAGCTTAAGAGCGTATTTGAGCTTATGGGCGAGGTAGAGGACATAAGTATTAAGATTAACGAGCTACCAGACGTTATACAGCTTCTTATTGAGAATAATAAGCTAGACGAGAAAGACTGGACGCAAGACGACGAGTACGACTTTATAATACAGCGAGGTAAGATTTATAACGTACTTACTTTAGTACAGCGTATTTTATGGGAAGTAAACGACGAATTTAACGCCTTAACAATAAGAAAAGCCCAGGACGTAACAGCTAGCACCGACCAAAGTAACTAAGCTAATATAACGACCTAAGCCAATTAAAATTATAGCATAGAAAGAGAGGATAGACAATGAAAGTAATAGCTTTTGTAAACCAGAAAGGCGGCGTAGGAAAGACTACAGCTTGCCAGAATATGGGCGCAGGGCTTAGTAACTGTGGTTTCAAGTGCTTACTAATTGACTTAGACCCACAGAGTAGCTTAAGCATAGGCTACGGCTTCACTAACATAGACGCCCAGGACGTAACTACTTACGAAGTGCTTAAGGGCGCAGACATAACCCAGGCTATTAAGCAGAAAAGAGAAAATTTAGACATCATAGCTACAGACTTAAGACTTAGCGGCGCAGAGCTAGAGCTTGCTAGTATTCCTGGTAGAGAAATGTTACTTAAGGAAGCCTTAGAAAAGCTTAACAGCTCTTACGACTACGTACTTATAGACTGTGCGCCTAGCCTTAATATACTTACGCTTATGGCGCTTACAGCTTCTAACGAAGTGCTTATACCTTTAGAGCTTCAATACTACGCCCTTAACGGCTTAGCTATGCTACAGGACACTATAAGCCTAGTTAAAAAGCGTATGAACGCAGGGCTAGAGGTAGGCGGCCTTATTGCTACTTTCTACGACAGCCGTAGGAACTTAGACAAGGCAATTATAGACGCCGTAGACGCTGCTTTACCTGGTAAACGCTTCGAGACAATGCTTACACAGAATACAAAAGTAGCCGAAGCGCCTAGTATGGGCTTAGATATTTTCGAGTACGACCCTAAGGGTAAAGGCGCAGCACAATATAAGGCACTTGTAGACGAATTTATAAAACATGAAACCACAGGAAAGAGGTAACACAATGGCAAAGTTTAACTTAGAAAATAACCCGCTTTTTAGCGCCCAGGACGAAGCTACTATTAAGGCTTCTCAAACAAGCAACGCAGGCAGACCAAAGAACGCAGACGCCGACGACTTCCAGAGAATGACTTTTATTATTAGAAAAGAGTACCTTAAGAAGCTTAGAGACTACGCTTATACAGAGCGTATAGACGTTAAGGAAGCGCTAGACCAGGCTTTAGAAAAATTCCTTAAGAATAAAAAGGACCTTTTAGAAGCACCAGACAAGAAAGGCGGTAAGTAATGATTAAATTAGAGACGACTACAGCTTACGACGTAAAAGAGACAGCAGAGCTACTACACGTAAGCCCGCAGACAGTAAAGAAGTATATAAGAGAGGGTAAGCTAAGAGCCCAGAGAGTCGGCTTACCATATTACGTAACAGAGGACACCTTAAAAGAATTTCTTAATAACGAGGTAAAGAGCATTGATAATTAACTTTACACCACAGGAAGAAGCGAGACTTAAGAGCATAGAGGAAAGCTACGACAAGCTTTTAGAAGAGACCGACGCCCTTATAGAGAAGCTACGACCTGGCGACGAGGGCCCACAGACGGACCACTTAAGACCGCCACGTATTGAGGACTTCGCTAAGCCTGTAGAATATACAGACGACGGACAGCCAGTATATAAGCAGGGCGAGCTAAAAGGCTATAACGACGCTATTAGAGTCTATAACGCAGAATTTGACGCTATCTATAATGCCTGGGAAGAAGCAGGCGGCCAGGAATGGCGAGAAGCTAGAGCTAAGCTTAGAGAACTGGACGAGAAGAAAGCCGAAGCTATTAGAGAGCATATAAGGAAGTGCGAGCTTAGACAGTTTGCGGAACTAGGCGACGACTTAGACGCTATCTATAAAGACGCACTCTACCAGGCTACAGAAAACCTAGAGAGACGCTATACCTATTACAAAGGCTTACAGAAAAGTAGCGGCGATTATTTTAGCGACGCAACAGTAAGAGCTATAGAAGAGGGTAAGAGCTTCTTACTAGACGCTGAGGGCTCTATTGATATTATTAGCAGAGTCGTAGACCTGCATATTAAAACCTTTAGAGAACGACAGCCAGAGCTTATAGAGAAGCTTTTAGCAGATATTAAAACAATAGTAGACGCTAGCCCTTATACATCATACGACGAGGGTAAGCTTTTCGGTAAGATTTATAAGCATGAGACCACAGAGAAGAACTACAGGCGCAGAGCTGCGGCTAATACTAATATAGACGTCTTACCTAGTACACTTATACAGCCTACGCTATCTGGCTACCAGTACGGCTTAAGCTTATACAATGGCGGTAACGCTTACTTACAGCCTTTAAGCTCTACAGATAACCTGCGCTTCGAGGACGGTAAGCTTTTCTTTAAGGGCCGCTTAGAGGAAGTGAGCGCAGCAGAACTACAAAACATTAAGACAAAAGAGGGTATAGCAGACTTAGACTTACCTTTGCTTAAAAGCTTCTACTCTATTATTCTTACAGACTTCGAGCAGAATAAGAAAGTAAATAAAGCTATCGAGATATACGTACCAGACCTTGCGGCCTGCCTGGGTATGCGTAAGAACTTAGGCGCAGAGGAAATTAAGACGCTGCTTAAGAAAACGCAGAGCTTCCAGACTATAATGGGCGTATTAAAAGAGCCACGTAACGGCAAAATGAGAGAGAGCTACTACGCTGTACTTCTTTTTGAATATTACGACGAAAAGCGTAACGTAATAAGCTTTAGTAGCCCTTATATGAACTATCTTATAAAAACTATCTTAAATAAGAGCGTAAGAACGGACCGCCAGGGAAAGCCGAAGCTTAAAGCAGACAAAAAGACGCCACTTACTGTAGCGAGCCACAGCTACTTAGTAAAGTCGTCTATCGCAAGCGAGAAAAACAAGGCAGCGGTAGAAAACGTCTTTATCATTGTAACAGGCTTAGAGCAGGCAGGCGGTAAGAGCTACCATATAGCCGTAAGCACTCTTATAGAGCGTAACCCACAGCTACAGCAACGCTTAGAAGAGTCTACAAACGCTACACAGCTTCTTAAGCGTATTTTTACGAAAACCTGGGAACTACTGAGGAAGCAGACTTACTTAGCAGACAAGTATAAGGACATTAAGCTACCAGACCCTAAAGACCCTAGCGTAATACCTACGGCTAAGAGTGTAAACAGTATGGTAATAGAAATAAGCCACAGCGGAAAACGGCCAGAGTAACACCAGTAACACAATTCAAAAAATGTTGAGAAGTGTTCAAAAAAATATTGAGAAGTGTTACAGAAAATGTTGAGAAGTGTTCAAAAAATGTTGAGAAGTGTTACAAGCGCCAACCACAAAACCTAGCATTTACAAGGGCTAGAGCCACCATATAAAGCGCCTAATACTATAATACTTTAATATTATAGTAACGCTGCGGGCGGCCTTTTGGGTGTGGCCGCCGCCTGTGGTATCATTTTTAAGAGAATAATAACGGCGAGGTGATTTGATGAAGCTACCAGAACAGCTAGAGCCTTTTAGAAATCGTAAAATATGGGTGTGCTACGTGAGGGCGCAAAAAAAGACAGGACTTTACACGAAGCCACCAGTAGACCCGCACACTTTAAGCAACGCTTCGAGCACTAATACGGCGACCTGGGCGACTTTTGACGAAGCGGCAGCGCAGATAGGAAAAGTAGCTACGGTTTACTTATATGATGAAAAAAGGAACGTAGACGCAATTATAGAGGGCGTCGGTATCAACTTAGAGAATACAGAGCTACTGGGTGTGGATATGGACCACGTAATAACCAGGAACGAGCAGGGCGACTTTATGAGCGTAACAGACGAAGCTAAGGCCCTGTGGCATAGGCTAGACAGCTATACAGAGATAAGCCCTAGCGGTACAGGGGTACACGTCTTAGTAATTGCTAAGAATAGTAACCCAGAGCTTAATAAGAACGGCTACCCTAAGGGCCTTAAGATTAAAAATAACGACGGTACAGACTTCGAGCTTTACGACAATGGGCGCTATTTTACAGTAACAGGCAACGCCTTAAAGGGCTGTAAGGGAATAGAGGAACGCCAGGAAGTCGTAGACGATATTATAAAAGAATGGAATAAGGCGAGAGAGAAAGCCAGGCTAGCGAGCTTCTCTACTGTGGTATCAAGTAATAGGACCAGGGCAGAGGTAACAGAGAGCGACGCCGACTTATGGCAGAAAGCCTTTAATAATGGATATAGAGGGCACATGATACGCAGACTTTACGACGGCGACTACAGCGACAGTAACGGCGATAGAAGTAGGGGCGATTATGTACTTATGAAAGACTTAGCTTACTGGACTAACGGCGACCTAGACAGAATGATAACAATGTTTAGACAAAGTAACGCAGGTAAGCGAGACGACGGCCACTACATAGAGACCACAGCAAAGAGAGCCTTAGACGGCTTTATAGCATATACAGAGCATACGGCAGAGGAAAAGAAAGCCTATGCAAAGCAGAAAGAATTAGAAGAGCTTACAGCCTGGCAGAAAGAGCACAAAGGAAGCTTTAGAGCCTACCAGGAAGAGAAGAGAAAGAGAGGGCTATAGTATGGCAGAGACCGACAGCTTAAAAGAATATTTACAAGACGCAGCTTATAAGAGCGACTTAGAGACCTTTAGGAAATACGCAGGACGTAAGACAGGCTTTAGTAACTGGGATAGAATAACTAGCCTTTATCCTGGCTTATATGTACTAGGCGCTATTACTTCCCTGGGTAAGACTTCCTTTTGTTTACAGCTTGCGGAACAGCTAGCCACAGCAGGCGAGACCGTCTTATATTTCTCTTTAGAGCAGACCCGCTTAGAAATGGCTACTAAGTGCTTAAGCCGTAATTTGTACTTAAAGGGTGAGTACCAGGCTAGCGCTATTAACCTTAGAAAAGGTATTTTAGACAATGGTAAGCCGATAACTACAGAACTAGACGAGACTATAGCAACTTATACAGAGAAAATAGGCGACAGGCTTAATATAATCGAGTGTGCCTTTGATACCACTATAGAGGATATATGCGGCTATATTACAGGCACAGAGGAAACGACAGGAAAGAAGCCTATAGTATTTATAGACTACTTACAGATACTTAACACAGAGCAGGCGCTTACAGATAAGCAGAAAGTAGACTATATCGTAAAGAAGCTTAAGCAGACCCAGAAAGACCACGACTTAGTATTTTTTGTTATTTCATCATTGAATAGACAGAACTACTTAGCGCCTGTAGACTACGAAGCATTTAAGGAAAGCGGCGGTATCGACTATACAGCAGACGTTATACTAGGCTTACAGCTTCAAGTATTACACGACGAGATATTTAGTAAGGAGAACAAGCTTAAAGAGAAGCGAGAGAAGATAAAGGAAGCTAAGAGAGAAAACCCACGTAAAGTAGAGCTAGTAGGCCTTAAGAATAGATACGGCATAGCTAATTATAGCTGTGGTTTCAATTATTATCCTGGCTACGACCTATTTATACCAGAGGACGACTTCCAACCTTTACCACCTGGAAGCGAGGACGATATACCTTTTATTTAAGCATATTATAGGGGCTTGCACCGTAAAAAGTGCGGGTTCTTATTTTTTTTGCATAATATCGGTAATACAATATTACTAAGTATTGACAATAATATCGGTAATATGATATTATTAAGTGTGTAAAATAATAATAGTAACACAGATAATACGAGTAAGTCAAGTAAGACGAGGTGAGCTAGTATGTACGATAAGCCAATATTACTAGAAATCGTACCAATGAAAGGCGAGCCAATAAACGGCGCCAGGGTACAATGGGAAGCGCCAGAAATACCAGGCTTTTTGGCTATAGAGAGCCAGGAAGTAAAGGGCGCTACGCAATACATAGCATATAGCAATATAGCAACCTTTACGGTAATAAACGAGGAAGCCTGTAACATAGTTAGTAGTTTCCCGACGCCTAAGGTAAAAGTAAAGAACGACAATAGTATTTAGAGAGGTGATACCACTTGAGCATAGTAGATAGATTTTTAGGTAAAAAGAATAAGACAGTAACAAAGACACAGCTTTATAGAGAGCCAGGTAGGGGCTTTAGTAGCTTTTCTGGCGACGCTTACGCTAGCGACATTTATAGAGAAGCTGTAGACGCTATCGCAAGGAACGCAGGCAAGCTTAAAGGTAGCCACGTAATAAACTACGGCAGCCACCAGAGAGAAGAGGGCGACTGTAAGCTTAATAGACTTTTACAGGTAAGGCCTAACGCTTATATGAGCTCTTACGACTTCCTTTATAAGATGGTTACTAGATTATTCCTGTATAATAACAGCTTCGCTTTTCTGGATAGAGACGAGCGAGGAAACCTTAGAGCTATTTACCCTATAACAGCTACACACGTAGATATTTTAAGCGACAGTACAGGACTTCTCTACTGTGGTTTCATGCTTAAGAACGGTAAGAGCGTAACACTTCCATATAGCGACGTAATACACCTTAGACGCTTCTTTAATAGCGACGACATACTAGGCGAGGATAACACAGCTATAGCGCCTGGTATCGAGCTAGCACAGACCCAGAACGAGGGCGTAACAAGTGCAATTAAGGCGGGCGCTTCTATTAGAGGTATTTTAAGCTTTACGCAGATTATGAGCCCACAGAAGCTTAAGGACGAGAAAGAAGCCTTTATTAAGGACTACTTAGACATGAGTAACGACGGCGGCGTAATTGCTTTAGACCAGAAAATGACTTACACGCCTATAGAGAATAAGCCAGTATTACTTAACGCAGACCAGGCTAAGGAAATTAAAGTTAAGATTTATAACTACCTGGGAATAACTGAGGAAATCGTAAACAGTAGCTACACAGAGGACCAGTACAGCGCCTTTTATGAGTCTACTTTAGAGCCTATAGCCGTAGCTCTTAGCCAGGAATTTACAGCTAAAGTATTTAACGACAGAGAGCAGGCTTACGGTAATAGTATTTGCTTTGACAGCGGGCGCTTACAGTTTACTAGCAACGCTACAAAAGTAAACCTTATAGCACAGCTTGCGCCTTATGGCCTGCTTACAATTAACCAGGCTTTAGAGATACTTAACCTACCTAGCGTAGAGGACGGCGACAAGCGCTTACAGGCTCTTAATATGATAGACCAGAGCGTAGCTACAGAGTACCAACTAGGAAAGAAACCAGATAACAGGCTTAAGGAAAGCGAGGGCGAGTAATGGCAGCAGACCATATTAAGACTTGCCCACATTGTGGCGGTTTATCTTACTTAAACAGTAATTATAGCTACAAGACTAGAAGCTACTTTGTCTTTGTTAAGTGCGATATATGCGGCGCACAGGGTAAGGCTACTACTTCCCAGGAAGAGCCCGCTAGCGTTGACTGGAATAACGAGAGCTGTAGCAGAGCTGTAGAAGCCTGGAATATGAGGGTAAACAATGCAGAAAATTAGAGTAAGAAGCGACTATAAAATATGTGCGCTATGTGGTGCTTCTTTAGACCCTGGCGAGAAGTGCGACTGTACTAGGCCAGAGAAAGGAAGCCCACAGCGTGACGACATACAACAAAGTAAAAGAGTGCGTATATCCGCATAAATACGGCTGTAGAGGGTGCGAGCATAGCTTTAACCCAGATTTACACGACGGCGGCTGTAAGCTGTGGTATCAAGCACAGAAAGAAGAGGTACGACCTTATGAAAGAAATAAGAACAGCAGAAATAAGAGCTAATGAGTCGGCAGACCAGGCTTTTAATATAAGCGGTAGACCTATTGTATATGATACGCCTACCACTATACACGACGTAGCAGGCGACTATATCGAAATCATTAAGAGAGGGGCTTTAGATAAGGCAGACTTAAGCGACGTAAGGCTTTTAGTAAACCACGACGCTAATAAGATACCACTAGCTAGAGTACCTAAGACAATGAGCTTAGAGGTAGACCAGGCAGGCTTAACCTTTAAGGCTACGTTACCAGACACCGAAGCAGGCAAGGAAGCTTACGAAGCTGTAAAAAGAGGTGATTTATCGGGTATGAGCTTTGCTTTTACCGTACCAGAGGGCGGCGACAGCTACGACCCTAAGACTAACACTAGAACTATTTACAGAATAGCTAAGGTTTACGAGTGCTCTATTGTGAGCTATCCCGCTTACGAGTCTACTTACGTTTCTACAGAGTCGAGAAGTGCACGCCTGGCAGGGCAGCAGAACTTAGACGCAAGAAACCAGGCAAAAATACTTTATAACCAAATTATGAAAGTGAGGGCTTAACTATGGGCGACTATGAATGTTTAGAAAAGCTCTATAGCTTCGCTAAGGAAAACGGCTATAGAGTAGAGGACCTTAACTTAGGCGAGAGACGCAACAGAAAAGGCAGCTATAAGTATATTACTTTAGCCTTAATTATTCCTGGCAAGGACTATAAGCCTTATAACCCTAAGGAACAGGAACACGAAACCACAGACAATAACACAGAAAATACGCCAGAGAACGGCGAGAAAGAACAGGTAATTAACAATGAAATTTAATACAGTAGCAGAAGCATTTAACTATTATCGTACACAGACAGCAGAGGTTATGGAACAGAGAGCACAGGCTATTAGCCAGGCTATCGACACAGACCCTAACGCAGACGTAGAAGCTTTTAATATCGAGCTTAGAGGTATTAAGGAAGCTAAGGAAAACGGCGAGCTTAGAAGCCAGGTACTTACTAAGGTAGGCGCTGTAGATATGGGCGCTAAGGCAGCAGACGTAGAGGACCACGCTAACACAGCAGAATATAGAAGCGCTTTCTATAAGAAGCTCTTAGGACGTGAGCTTAACGCAGCAGAGCTTAGAGCATGGGATAAGGTACAGGTAGAGCACAGAAGCGACAACTACAGCACAACTAGCGAGGTAGCCGCTGTACTTCCTACTACTACTCTTAACCAGGTAATCGTAAAGGCTAGAACTATCGGCGGACTTCTTCCAGAGTGTAGAGCTTTCGCTATGCCTGCTAAGGTAAATATCCCAGTAGCTACACCACTTGACAACGCTTCATGGAACGCAGAGGGCGCAGCCGTAGAGTCTGGCGAGGTATCAGTAGCTTACGTAGACTTTGCTTCTAACGAGATTATTAAGGTACTTTCTATCTCAGCTTCAGTAAGAAAGATGAGTATTGACGCTTTCGAGTCTTACTTAGTAGATGAGCTTACAGCTAACGTACTGGGTACTATTGCATACGCTATCGTAAACGGCGACGGCTCTACTATTCCTGCTGAGGGCTTAGAGTCTATCACATGGACACTTAACACTAACCTTGTAAATAACAGCGGTAATTCTAAGGCCCTTGTATATGCAGATATTATTAAGGCTATTTCTCTTCTTAAGAGAGGATACGCACAGGGCGCTAAGTTTGCTATGAATAACAAGACCCTTTACAACGAGGTATATACACTTGTAGACAGCAATAAGAGACCTCTTTTCTTACAGGATATGCAGACAGACAAAGTAGGTAAGCTCTTAGGCTTCGAGGTAGTAATTGACGACAATATCGCAGACGACGTTATTTACTTCGGTAACTTTAAGTATATGGGCTACAACATGGTAGACGGTATCACAGTAGAAGCTTCTACACAGTCAAGCTTTAAGGCAGGACGTATCGACTTTAGAGGTATGGCTATTGCAGATACTAAGCCTATTGTAGACGAAGCCTTTGTTAAGATTTGTAAGGCTGTAGGCTAATAAAATAGTTTTCCATTGAGAAGAGAGAAGAGAGAAGTAAGGTTCATTTCTTGATTTTCATTTAATCCTTTAAGAAGAGGGCGTTAGGGTGATTGCGGATTGACAGCCCTAGCGCTCTTTTCAATATTACAGAAAGTAGAGGTATAAACCTATGTTAGATTTAAGCGCAGCTTGTAACGTATTACACGTAGACGAGGGCAACAACGACGAGCTTATTTTAAGCTTATTAGACGCTATACCAAACTATATAGAGACTACTACAGGCCTTGCCTTTATAGACCAGGTAAACGAGCCCTTAGTAGATACAGTAGCGGGCTTCCTGCTTACACAATGGTATTATGCAGACCACGCAGACGACCAGAGCTTAAGCAGAACTATAGACAGTCTCTTAAAGGTTATTAGCGTAAGAGCGAGGGGCTTATAAATGGCTAGAGACTTTGCTAAGGGGCTCTATAGCTCTTTAGCCTGGCAGCAGGTGAGCGCTTACTATATGAGCTCTAAGAACTATATCTGTGAGCGCTGCGGTAAGCCTGCTAAGATATGCCACCATAAGACCTGGCTTACACCTAGTAATATCAGTAACACGAGTATATCACTTAACCCAGATAACCTAGAGTGCCTTTGTCAAGAGTGCCACAACATAGAGCACATGAGAAGCGACGCTGCTATTTACTTTGATGATAACGGAAACGTAAGAGCTATTAAAGAGAGCACTACTATCCAGGAACACAAAGCGGCAGCAGACCTTATAGACGACACGCTAGAGAAAGCTAGAGCTCTTCTATCTGTGGTTTCATGTGATGATAAGACGCAAGGGTAAGGGGCGGTAAACAATTTTAATAAGCCCTGGAGACCGTTGGGTGGACTTTTCTTTAACCCTCTAAGAAATATTTTGACAGAGAGGGGTAACACGAATAAGCCCAGTAATAACAGTAATATAGAATTATTTAGAGGTGAGATAATGGCAGCTAAGAAAACAAAAACAGACTTAAAGGAAATCTTAGACAAGATACCACAGGATAAGCAGCTTATAGCGGCAGAGCTTGTAGAAGAGCTTACTTTTATGAGAGAGACCCTTAGCGAGCTTAAAAAACAGATAAAGGCTAGCGGAACTGTAGAGCACTTCGAGCAGGGTAGCCAGAGCTTCTTAAGAGAAAGCCCCGCACTTAAGGCCTACAATACGACAGTACAGCGCTATAGCGTAATGTATAGACAATTAACAGACCTTATGGGTAAGACCCAGGAAGCAGAGAAAAGTAACGCCGTCTACGACTTCTTAAAAGAGGGCTTCTAATGAGCTATATAGAGGAATACTACAACGCTATAGAGTCTGGTAAGTGTATCGTTTCTAAGCGTGTTAGACGGCAATATAAGAAGCTTGTAGACGATATACAGAGCCCTAAAGACGGCTATATTTACGACGACAGACGAGCACAGCACGTTATAACCTTTATAGAGCGTTTCTGTAAGCACTCTAAGGGCGAGTGGGCGGGTAAGCCGCTTATACTTGAACTATTCCAGAAAGCCTATATATCGGCGCTCTTTGGCTTTATACATGAGACCACAGGATATAGGCGCTATCGTGAGACTATGTTTTACGTAGCCAGGAAGAACGGAAAGAGTGAGCTTTTAAGTGCAATAGCTCTATATATGCTTATAGCAGACAATGAGCCAGGCGCAGAGGTTTACAGCGTAGCTTCTAAAAAGGACCAGGCAAAAATAATTTACGACGAAACCTTTAATATGATAAGGCAGAGCCCCGACTTAGTGCAGGTAGTAAAGAAGCGTAAGAGCGACTTATACTTTAGCCTTACCTTTTCTAAGTTTCAACCTTTAGGAAAGAATAGCGACACCTTAGACGGCCTTAACAGCCACCTAGTCGTTATGGACGAGCTACACAGTATTAAAGACCGTAATTTGTACGAAGTAATGAAGCAGAGCCAGAGCGCACGACGACAGCCGCTTTTAATTATGATAACGACGGCAGGAACTATTAGAGAGTGTATTTTTGATGATATGTATAAGTACGCTTGCGACGTGTGCGACGGAATTATTAAGGACGAGCACTTTTTACCGATTATGTACGAGCTAGACGAGAAGAAAGACTGGCTAGACCCTATGAAGTGGGAAGCTGCTAACCCTGGCTTAAATCGTATTAAGAAGCTAGACGACCTTATAGCTAAAGTAGAACGAGCTAAGCAGAGCCCTAGAGACCTTACAGGCATATTAGTAAAAGACTTTAACGTAATAGAGACCGTAGCTAGTACCTGGCTAAGCTTCGAGGACGCCAACAACGAGGAAACCTTTAATATTAACGACTTTAAGGGCTACTACGCTATAGGCGGCGCCGATTTATCGCACACAGGCGACCTAACAGCCGCTACGCTACTTCTTATGGATAAGAACGAGAAGCGCTACGTTACGCAGATGTACTGGCTACCTAAGGACCACTTCGAGCAGAGAGTAAAAGAAGAAAAGCTACCCTACGATAAGTGGTACGAAGCAGGCTTACTTAGACTGTGTGAGGGTAACAGCATAAATTATAGCGACGTTACGGCCTGGTTTATGGAAATGGTAGAAAAGTACGAAATAACGCCCGCATGGATATATTACGACCCTTATAGCGCTAGCTACTGGGTGCAGGAAATGCAGAGCCAGGGCTTTAATATGATTAAGTGCTTCCAGGGTGTAAAGACTTTAAGCTTACCTATGCAACAACTAGGCGCAGACTTAGCAGCTAAGAAGATTAACTATAACAATAGTAGCTTATTAAAGTGGTGTATCACTAATACAGGCGTTAAAACGGACGTAAACGGCAATATACAGCCTATTAAGGCTAATAGCCCTAAGTATAGGATAGACGGCTTAGCGAGCCTATTAGACGCCTACGTAGGGCTTATAGACCACTATAACGAGTATATGAACACACTATAGAAAGAGAGGGCCTA